TCACGGACGTGCGTAACGGCACTGACCGCGCGCTGGCGATGGCGATCAACCGCGTTGCGCCGCGCATCCGCACAGCCATGTCAACCGCCGTGCGCCAGCAGGTCGCGCTGCGTGCGGCCTACGTCAATGCCGCGCTGGAACTGCAGCGCGCCCGCATCGGACGGATGCGCGCCAGCATCAGCACGCCGGAGCGCGGCGTGCCGCTGGTGCAGTACATGACGAGTTCGCGGCTGATGACCTTCAAGGTCGGAAAGCCTGCGACCAAGCGCCTGATCCAGGCGCCGTTCGTGCGCGTGGCGGCCGGCGGCAAACTCACGCGCGTGCAGGGCGAATCACTCGGGGGCGGCAAGTTCGCCGGGGCGTGGGTCGGCACGACCCGCCGCGGCATCACGCAGATTTTCACCCCGGTCGATCCGGGAGATCGCCGGTGGGGCCGGCCAATCAGGCCGCTGTACGGTCCGTCAATTTCGCAAGTCCTGTCGCAGAGCAAGACCGGCAAGACCCTGATCGACGAGGCCGCGCAGTCCGCGTCCGACCGGCTGCCGGTAGAGCTGCTGCAGGCCGCCACCTACCTGCTGACGAAGCAGGCTGCCCGAGTGAATCCAGATGGTTGACTCCGTTCGCGAGCGCATCGTCAGCGTGCTGCTCACGCGCACCTCTGCCGCCCGCGCCTACACGCGCCCGGACGCGCTGCCGGCCCGCGGCCTGTTCGTTGGCCCGGACACCGACGGGCAGACCCCGGTCTACGGCGGTCAGCAGTTGACGCTGACGGCCACGCTGGAGCAGGTCGAGTCAGTGCCGACGCCCGGCGCCGACATCGCCGCGTTCGCCGCTGCCGTCGACGCCCGCGCTACCGCCGCGCTCGCCGAGCTGATCGCCGCGCTTGGCGCCGGCGAGATCGACGACGGCACATTCCTCGCCGACCCGCCGACGATCACATCCGCGACCGCCGGCCTCGCCGAAGGCAACCCGACGCTGCTCGCCGCGCGCGTGGAGTTCAGCGTCACCTACCGCCACGCCCGAGGCGACCCGTACACCCCTGCCTGACCTGATTCGACGCCATCAAGGCCCGCCACCCGGCGGGCTTTTTCGTTTCGCCCACAGCCCGCCGCGAGCGGGCTTTTTCATGCCCGCGAGGTAGACCGTAATGGGTGCCGAGAACGCCATCCTGTACTACGAAGCCGCACAGACCGCGCGCGGCTGGCAGCAGCTCACCGATTCCGGCGACCATCTGAAATTCAACGCGCCGCACAAGCCGTGGTCGCGCGCTGGCAGCGCCGACTACAAGGTGCGCCTGATCGGACTGGCCACCGGCGGCGCCGTCACCGGCAACGGCGCGAACGATCAGGTGTCGGTCGCCGCGCTGACGGCCTACATGCCGCACGTTTCCGGCGCCGACAGCGACGGCCTGATCGCCGTCGCCGCGAACGGCGCGCTGGCGCTCGGGGCGCGGCCAACCGGCAGCAACAAGATGGTGTCCTCGATCACGGTCAACGGCTCGGGCGCGCTCGCCGTCGTGGCCGGCACCGAAGGCGCGAGCGTCAGCACCACCCGCGCCGCGGCCGGCGGTCCGCCGCTGATTCCGGACGGTAGCATCGAAATCGCGCAGGTGACGCGCAGCGGCTCGACCGCGGCGCCGGTAGTGACTGCCACCGACGTGTCGCAGGTGCCGGGCACGTCGCAGGAGCGGTTCGATTTCCCGGTACAGGCCGCGGTCGATTCCCTGCTCGGCACGGTCACATTCACGCCGGCGCTGGACCTGATCCACACCGGCACGATCGCGCGCCGCGTCTACGCCAACTACAGCACACCGACGTTCGCGCCGGTCGCGAAGTCGGCGGACTTCGTGCCGCCGTCGACCAGCTACAGCGTCACGTCGACGGCGATCTACGGCGGCGCCATCGGTTCGTCGTCGGCGTCGCTCGGTCAGGGCTCGTTCACGGCATATCTGGCCGACGGCATCACTGACCCGCTGCTGGACAAGGCCGGGCAGAACCTGCTGTTCAAGTTCTTCCCGGATCGCAACAAGGCCCCGTACACGATCGCGCAAGGCATCCTCGGCATCACGCAGTCGTTTCCGGCGAGCGGGGCAATTTCCGCGGCCTGCACGATCAGCGCCGAAGCCGAAGCCGAGCGGTACACGTCATGAGCTTCGACCTCGACGCCTTCGAACAGGCCGACCTGCGCGCCCGCACGGCGCGCGTGCCGGTGCCGGCGCTGGCGCGCTGGTTTTCCGACGGCGCGCCGGCTGAATTCGAGGTGCGCGGCCTGTCCGCGGTCGATCTGGCGCGCGCCCGCGAGGCGAAGGAGCGCAACCGCAGCGTGGCCGATCTGGCGGCGGCATTGGCCAGCGCGCAGGGATCGGTGAGGGTCGAGGCGATCCGTTCGTCACTCGGCGTCGGCGACGAGGTGCCGGACGATTTCGCGTACCGCCTGAGTCTGGTCGTTTCCGGCTGCGTTGAGCCGCACCTGTCGCAGCCGCAAGCCGTGCGGCTGGCCGAGCACTTCCCGGTCGAGTTCTACGGGATATCGAACCGCATTCTGGAACTGTCCGGGGAGGGCGCCTGCGTGGGGGAGCCCGACGGCTGTACGCCGACGACCGCATCCGCATAGCCTGCGCGCTCGCCGAGCAGCGCGGGCGCTTCCTGTACGAGATTCGGCCGGACGTATTCCCGTGCGGCCGGCTGACCGATCTGGAAGAGCAGGTGTGGTCGCTGTACTACGACGACCGTCGTAGGGAGCGCGGCGGCAAATGAGCTAGGATCAGTGCTTTATCGCCAAGGAGCCTGTGCCATGCGCGCCATGCCGCTGATCATCATCGCCCTGCTCTCCACCACGGCCGGCGCCGGCGAAGTCTGGCGCTGGCAGGACAAGTCCGGCGGCTGGCACTTCGGCGACCGCCCGCCGCCCGGCGCGGCAGCCGAGTGGTACGACACCAGCCGCAGCCGCTCGACCGCCGACCCGGCCGAGATCGAGGCGCAGCGCCGGCGCAACGAAGCCGCGGCCGGCGGAATGGTGCGTGACGCGGATCAGTCAGCGATCGACCGTCGTCGCGCCCGCGACTACGACCGAGCCTATGAGGATGAGGCTGCGCGACTGAAAGCTGAGCGCTGCGCCTCGCTGCGCAGCATCCGCGACGCATCACGCGGCGATCGCGCGACCGAGCTTGGCCGGCAGTACCGGCAGCAGTGCCAGTAGCCGCCTGATCGGCCAGCACCCAACAAGCCCCGCCCCGGCGGGGCTTTTTCATGCCCGGAGCCTACATGGCAGCCAGCGACATCCAGCGCGTCGTCAGCATCATCTTCGCCGGCGAGGATCGGCTGTCGCCCGCCGCCCGCGCCGCGCAGCGCACGCTGTCGGAGTTCGGCACCGGTCTGTCCGGCAGCGTCGATGCGCTCGCCGGATTCACGGCCGGCGCGGCGAGGCTGGAGGCGGGCCTGCTCGCCACAGGGGCTGCGGCGGCCGTGGTCGCGGTCAACACCGCGGCAAAATTTGATCAAGCATTCCGCGGCCTCACGACGCTGATCGAAGAGCCGACATCCGCGCTCAGCGGATTCCGGCAGTCCATCCTCGACTACGCGCAGGGCAGCACGCAGCCGCTGGAGCAGATCACGCAGGCTCTCGGCGATGCGATCGGCTCCGGCGTGCGCTGGCAGGATTCGCTCGCGCTGCTGCGCGTGGCCGAGCAGGGCGCGGTCGCCGGGCAAGCGCAGCTCGGCGAGTCCACGCGCCTGCTGGTCGGCACCCTCAACGCCTACGGGCTCGGCGTCGATCAGGTGCAGCGCGTCAGCGACGTGTTTTTCCGCACCGTCGGCGACGGCACGATCAAGATCAGCGATCTGGCAAACGACTTCGGCCGCATCGCGCCGCTCGCTGCGGCGGCCGGCGTGCCCATCGAAACGATCGGCGCGGCGCTGGCCGTGCTGACGCAGCAGGGTATCCAGCCGTCCGAAGCCGTTACCTACCTGCGCAGCGCGCTGTCGGCAATTATTGCGCCAGGCACCGATGCTGCAACGCTGGCGCAGCAGCTTGGCATCCAGTTCGACGCGCAGGCGCTGAAGTCGCGCGGGCTCGCCGCGGTGCTGAACGATGTGCAGCGCGCCACCGGCGGCAACGTCAATCAGATGAAGACGCTGTCCGGCAGCGTCGAGGCGCTGTCCGCCGTGCTCGGCCTGTCCGGCGCGAACGCCGGCAAGTTCTCGACCGAGCTTGCCCGCATGCAGGCGGCCGCCGGCGCCACGCAGACCGCGTTCGCCCGGTTCGCCGGCGCGCTCGGGCCGGCGGCGCAGCAGTTCAAAAACGCGATCGAGGTCGGCCTGACCGGCATCGGCGACCGCCTGCTCGACGAGTCTGGCGGCATCGTCGCTGCGCTGGCGGCGATCGTGCGCGCCATCAGCAGCAGCGCCAACAGCGGCAACCTCAAGCCGCTGGTCGACGACCTCGAAGCCGGATTCAAGCGCGTGCAGACCGTCCTCGAAGCCGTCGCCCGCAACCTGCCGGCCGCGCTGAACAGCGCCGACCTGAGCGGATTCCGCGACGGCGTGCAGGCGGTCGCGGCTGCGCTCGGCCGCCTGTTCGGCGGCGCCGATCTGACGAGCGTCGAGGGTCTGCGCCTCGCCATCGAGGGCGCCGGGCGCGCGTTCAATTTGCTGAGCCAGTACGTCGCCGGCGCCATCGACGGCATCGGGCCGTTTTCGCGGGGGCTGGCGACCATCGCCAGCACCATCAGCCAGATCAATCCTGACACCGTCGCGTTTGTCGGCACCGTCGGCGGGCTGGCGGTCGGGCTGTCGGCGGTCGGTACGGCGCTGTCGGTCGTGACTCCGCTGCTGGCGGCGATCCGGGCCGCGGGCGGCATCGCCGGCTCGCTCGGGTCGGCGGCCGAGCTGTCTGCGGTCGGCGCTGCGCTCGGCGCAACCGGCGTGGCCGTGGCTACGTTCGGCGCCACGTTCACGGCCACCCGCGCGCTCGGCCTCGACGAGAAGCTCAATGACTGGCTGGTGCCAGACTGGCTGGCCGGATACCAGGGCGCGACGCTCGGCACGGCGCTGGCGGACGCGGCGGACTGGATCGGCAAATTCGGAACCGCCGCCGATCAGGCGGCCCCGGCCGCGCAGCGCCTCGCCGATGCGCAGCAGTCCGTCGAGTCGGTCAGCGAGCGCAACGCCCGCCTGATCCGCGACGCCATCGCCGACGAGGCGAAGCACACCAGCGAGCAGTTGCTCGGCGCCGCCGCATCGCGCGAGCAAGCCGCAGAAGCCGATGCGCTGGTGCGGATGTGGGAGCGGCTCGGGTATCAGTACGACGCGACCACGGGGGCATTGCGGCGCACCGAGGACGTGCAGGCCGATTTGCTGCGCGGGTTCGAGGCACAAAACAATGCCGCCGGCAGGGCGCTGGACACGCAGCGCGGATTTCATGTCGAGCTAATCAACGGCATCCCGACCTACACGCAAGTCGCGAAGGCCGGCGAAAAGATGTTCGAGCCGGCGAAGAAATCCGCAGAAGAAGCGAAAACCGCATCCGAAAAGCTCCGCGAATCGCTGGAGAAAATCGCCAGCGACGAGCGTATTAAAACGCTCGAAATCAAGGCGAAGATCGACATTGCCGATATCGAGGCGCAAACCGAGCGGCTGAAAGCCGCTTTCGCCAGCATTGACAACACCGTCACCAGCACCGGCGAAACGCTGGCAAAGTTGGTCGGTGAATTTGCCGATGCGCAGAGCGCTTGGGACAAATCGGCGATCTTGAAAGAAGTAGAGCGCGAATCAAAGCGCCGGGATGATGCGATTAAATTACAGCGTGAACTGATCGAGGCGCAAGCCGATTACTTGCGCGAGAAAGCCAAGGCATTAGCGCGCGGGGATGCGACAATTACGGTCAATGCGCCGGGCCTGAAACCGCATCTGGAAGCGTTTATGTGGGAAATCCTGAGCGCAATCGAATTGCGGGCCAGCACCGAAGGGCAGGAGCGGCTGCTCGGCGTGGCCGGAATAGCGGTGTAGCCCGTGTTCCCCGTAACGGTTTGCTCAGAGCTGTTCGACCTCGACGGCATCGCGATTCTGCCGTCGAGCACGCCGGTCGACGTGGGCGCGGCGCGGCGCCTGTCGCGGACCGCCACGCTCGACGGCGGCTGCTGGATCACGGACCAGGGCGCCACGCCGAGCGACGAGACCGTGACCGTCAGCGTCCCGACCCCGTCGCCGGCGCTGCTCGATCGCGTGCGCCACCTCGTCGCCACGCACGC